TCGTCCTCTTCGTCGTCTTCGTAAGGTGCGAAGATGGAAGGCTCTTCGATGCCTGGGTTTGGGATAATTGTGGGCACTCTCATTCTTGCTCCACGATCGTAAATCGCCGGCTGATCGAAACTGTTTCCAGCGCGTCGATTACTTGCTCGGGAAGGATCTCCCTTGCTCGCTTTGTGTCGAAGCGCCGGCTTTCGACTTTCGTCCATCTGATCACCGGGCGATTCTGGTACATCGCAAGTTCGGCATCGCCCATCGCTGCTTCAAGGTGCGAGCGTGCTACGTCTGCGATCTCCGTCCACTTCTTTGCTTCTGCCTGCGCTGCCTTGTATTGGCGCAGCCATTGGCCTACTCCGTCGTCAAAATCAACGACGCCATGCTCTATTTCCATTGTCATGCTTTCCCCCTAATACCAGCCGTAGCCGGTCTTTGCTTTCTGTTGTTTCCAATGTGTCCAAGCTGCGCAAGGGCCGCCTGATCCATAGCGGCGTCCAATGTAGGCCAGAGCTGCGATCGTCTGGCTTACTTTGGATTCCGGGTGTCGCATTCCTAGATTGCGATATGTGCCGGCAAGGAGCTGCCCCACTCCCTTTGCAGAGCTGGTGGGGTTATTGACGGATTGCCACGCGCTCTCCTTGCCGATTAATTGCGCGAAGCATTTGTATTGCTGTGGCTGCAGCAATTCTCGGGCGAGCTCTTTGGGATCGATGTGTTGCATCGGTGTCCTCTGCTCGTAAATGACCGGCGATGTTGCCGGGGCTGGTGTTAAGGCTGCCGCCGCGATCGTGCTGGTCACCGTTGAGACTCCAATGATGAAGATAAAGCGCCGGATTGAATATTTCTGATCTGGTTTGATTGGTCTTCTCGCTTTCTCGCCTTGTTTGCTTCAGTGAAGATCCGATAAACCTGGGTCACTCTGATGCCTACTTTTCTGGCGATTTCGTCTGTCGAGATTCCTTGATCGCGTAGCTTGATGATGCGCTTCTGGCGCTCCATCTTCTGATCGCGCTTCAAGTTCTGGCCCCTCTCGGACGGCGTCTTGCCGCCCCAGATGCCATGTGGGATCTCTTCTTTGATGGCGTATGCCAAGCATTCCTTTCTTTCAATACAACCGCCGCATATTCTGCGAAGGTTTGGGAGGCGCTCTGCCTCTTCTGCTTTCCCTTCCGGGAAGAAATAATCGGGATCTCCAATTTCGACGCAGGCTGCATTTTCGAAGAGCTGCACAAATGGAAGATGTTGCGTCGTTCTAATCATGGCGCTGTACCCACTGCTCTAAATTCTCAACAACCCAGGCCTTCTCAATCCCTGCGTTGCGTCGTTTAATTATGACGTATGCCGGCGGTGTTTGCTCCAGTCCTCTGGCCTTTGCATAGTTCGCCGCTTCTGTCGTTGCTTCATCCCAGAAGGCCGGGAGCGAGATGTTCTTTCGGTTCTTTAATTCCAGAATGTATGTCTTGCCTGCAACGATCGCGACGATGTCGCCTTCGTCTTTGCTGCCGGCTTTGGTCAATCGTTCAGCGATCGCTCCAACCGAACGCAGCCACTTCATTACATCTGTTTCGAAGAGTGCGCCTTTGCGTCCGTTTGGGTTTGCCATTTACTTTACGAGTTCCAATCGTGGGGCTGCTGGTTCTTTGATCGCTCTGACTGTGATCAGGATTTGTTCTGCCAATGTCAGGGCTTCGTCCTGGCTCATGTTTGCAATGAGTAAAGCTGTGGCATCTAGTTTGTCGCGATGTTTGGAATATCTATCGAAGCCTTCTTCTGTCTTCAGGTTTTCAATCTTTCCGTAATCGGCCAAGTCTGCGATGTAGTCCGGGTGTACTTCTCTGCCGGTTTCTTCTATCAAATCTAGAACGGCATCTCGTTCTTCTAAATAAATCGCCAGGCGTCCTTCGTTGCCATGTACTGAAAATAGAGCCTCGCGATATTTCATTTGCGGATCGCCTTTGCGATCTTCTGTTGCTTGCTTTCGTATTGCATCGCTGCTCGAATATCTTCTTCGAGTGGGTCGTTCTGCCATCGCAATAATAATGCGGTGATGATTCCTGTTGCTGCGATCCCTGCTCCGATGATGAGCTGTAGCTCCATCTGCTTCCCCCTGGTGTCTTGGGGCCTTGCGGCCATGTCGTTGCTAATTGTGGGGGCTGGCTCTCCATTTGCGGATCCGCCACGCCGCAGCCGGCCGTCACACGCTCAATTTGCCGGGGCTGTGGATAAAACCCACAGGAATTATGCGTGTTTCTGTATTGCTCTTTGTATGGACAAGCCCTAAGTTATGGGTGTGGGCAAGAGAGGAAATTCCTCAAGGCCTACGGGGGGTAATAAAATGCTAGTTCTTAATCTTCAAGATGTAATGATCGAAGCTGCTACCGAGCTTGCTATCTCTGGCGAGATCGATGTTCCTATTGATAATCAATGGGGCGGCGTCGATGTCTTCCTTCCTGGTGTTGTTGCACATCGCGGTCGCAATTTTTACAACGGTGTTCGCTTCGTTGAAGTCGATGGTTCTATCGTGATGTACAAGTTTGCCGGATCTCTTGTTTGTGCCGAAGTTACTTTCAAGGGCGAGATGGTTTCATCTTCTGTCCTCGTTGCGATTGCGAAGGAGTGGCTCTAATGACTTTGAACGATCTCATCGAGCAGCTGCAGGATCTTGTTGAAGAATTTCCGGAATTGGCCGAGGCCGATGTAATGGTCGCCACTCAGCCTTCCTATCCGTTGACTGCCGTCATCGATTGCATCTCCCTGGTTGATTCTGATTCCGATGAAGATGACGACGACGGTATCTCTGGCGGTTTGCCTACTGTCTGGATCGCGACTTCTGAAGTTGGTTCTTCTTCTTCGGTTTCTCCTTATGCTCCTTCTGCTGCATGGGAAGGTCGCTGATCATGAAAATCTCCAACACGAAGGTTGCTGGTCTTCCTGATTGCGATGCCTGCGATGGTCGCTGGCAGGCGATCTACAAGCGTCAATATGAACATCCAAATGGCGAGCGCTACTGGATGAATGTCTGCGTCTTCTGTCTTCCTAAACATTCCGATTTCGAGGTGAAATAAATGAGCAAGTGCCAAATGTGCGGCAAAGATGCCGATGTGGTTTATCGCTGGTATCGCTATGACCAGGGGGAGCAATTCCGCGCTCCTGTTTGTGCTGAATGTGCAGAGCTTCATTCTCGTCTAGTAGGGGGTAAATAAATGGGTGCAATGAAAGCAATTTATACGGATGTCTGCGATGCGATGTATACGTCGTCGCATAATCTGCTCGAAGCCGTCGAGTCCGGCGATTGCGAGCTAATGGAGGCGGTTATGGTGAATGTCCTTGCTGCCCTTCCTTCTTATCTTGAGGCGCTAAGGAGCACGAAGTGAAAATGGATCCGAAGTTTGTGCGTCGTCGTCGCGCAGTGGCGATCGTGATTGGCCTGCTCCTGCTTAGCCTGTTCACGTATGCCACTCGCGATGTTTGCTGGACTGGTTCTGGCTATGGCTCCTGCTCTGTAATGATTGACGAGGTGATCTCAGATGGCCGTTAAGAAGGCGCGTTCTGTCCGGGTGTCTGATTCCCTGTGGGCTGCTGTAAAGGCCAAAGCTGCCGCCGATTCGAAGTCGGTCAGCGAAGTTATCGTGGATGCTTTGAAGGCCTACGTGCGATGAGCTGGTGGAATCTGGCCATCGCCCCTGTTGCCGGCCTTCTGGCCCTGGCCTACGGCCGCCGGATCTGGTTCTGGTTTGCCTTCGGCCTGTTCTTTGGCCTGTGGTCTTTCCTGATAGTGCTGCTGCCCCGGAAGGAGCTGCGCGTTCCTACTCTTCCCGGTTGGTTCCTTGTTTATTGGGGCAATCGGGTTATTGCGAAGGAGATGCGATCTATCCGGGATCCATCCGATCTCCTTTAGCGAGAAATGCCCCCCACCGCCTGTTTCCTGGCTGTGGGGGGTATTTTCATGCTTTGAGTGCTCTGGCGATTCCTTCTTCGAGGCTGATCTTCGGTTCGTAAATCTGCAGCATCTTCGTGGGGTCGCCTACTCTGTATTCGACTCCGCTTGGTTTGCCTGGGTGTTTCTTTATCGGGGCGAGGTATCCCTGCGCCAACATGATCATCTCTGCGAGCTGGATAAATGAAGTCGGTCGCCCGGTGCAAAGGTTCAAGGTTTGGATGTCGTTTGTGATCGCTTCGAAGGTAGCTGCAACAACGTCGTCGATGTGGATAAAGTCGCGCACTTGCTCGCCGGTTCCCCATACTTCGAATGGGTCGAGTTTGGCCTTGCCGCGTGCTATCAAAGATGGGAATGGGTAATCGAGCGCCTGGTCGCTGCCGTAGCCGCTAAATGGCCGCAGGATGTTGACCTTGATTCCTTCTGCCCTGGCATATCTGGCTAAAGTTTCGCCGGTTAATTTCGCCCATCCGTAGCTCAAGTCTGGGGTTCGAATGTGGTCGAGATTGATGTCGCCTTCTCGAAGGCGTTGCTGGTAGGCGGCTCTTTGCAAATAAATCGGGTAGGCCGCCGAGCTGCTGTAATAAACGAGGTGTTTCGGCTTGGTTCTTACGGCCCACTGGAACATGTCGCTGTCGATCGCGAGGTCGCTGGCAACGGCCAAAGGGTTCCCCTCGATCGTGGCCCTGCCCCCGACGATCGCGGCGAGGTGAATAACGACGTCGAATCTGGTGTCGTCCTTCTTGAAGAAATCCCTGCAATCGATGCCGTTTGCGATGTCGATTCCGGTGATGTCATGGCCTTTGCCGTCGAGCGCTCTGTGGAAGGCGCGGCCAACGAAGCCTGCATCTCCTGTTATAAGAATCTTCATATGAGCCATTCTGCCAGGTATTTGTCGCTTCCTGATTCGGCCTTTGCCATCGTCTGGTCAATGCTGAAAACGAAGCGGTCGTCTGCTTCCAAAGCCGCCCCTATGTGGTGCAAGGTTGCCTTCTTGTCGATCGGGAATGGCCGGCGTCTGCTCTTTCCTTCTGTGGGGGTTTGGTAGTGCTCATCGTGGATCAGGGTTGCGCCCTTGATCAACGGCCAAATATGGGCCGCTAGCCAGTCCTGGTCTTGCGTGTAGTAATTCTGGGCTTCTGGTGGTATGAAATATGGAATGGCCCGGGTTCGAGCTGCAAACATGCCGGCGCTGATCTGGTAATTGTGGCCTGTGGGGTGATCTTTCATAACGTGGAAATCGAGGCCGCTTGCCAGAAACTCTTCGTGTGCGATCCGTTCCCGGTGCGTCAGCCTGGCGTCTGCATCGCGGCTGAGAACGATGTCGAATTCCTGATCGGTCAAAGCCTGAAATCGCCAGAGTTTGGCTGTGTGGTCTTCTGGCCCTGGCTGGTCTACGAGCTGCACGTGGGGAAATAGGCGAAGGGTTTGTTTGATGGATTCTGGAACCGAGGCCCCGGTGTAGAAGCGCAGGGTGAATCCTTTGAAGTGCCTGGTTGCCAGAATTGCGTTCTTGATCGCGCCGATCGTGTATCGCTCTTCGCTGCCGTATAAAGAGTACGCGATGAGCTGCTTCATGGCCTTAGTTTGCGCTTTAGCAATTCGTAGGCTTCGCTCTGAATGTAGTTCTGGAAAGCGAGCGCGTCGAATGAATATATTTCGGTCGCGTTGACTTCCTTGTATCCCTCATCCCATTCCGCTTTGCCTGCTATCGGGTGCATGTGCTCAACGATAACGTGATCGAGATAAGTCAGCGCTCCTAAATCTTCGCCTAGTTTCTTCCAGAAATTATCAAGGTATAAATGCTTCATCTTTGGCGGAACCATGCCATCAAGCGCTTTGACGATGTCGCTGGTCATCGCGATCATGGTTGGAAGTCGTTCCTTCTGTAGCAAGTCGTTGCCGTATGCCATTGACGGCCGCTTCTGCATCGCCTGGATAAGAAGTGAATCCCACCCGGCTGTGCGTGGGCGGTGGTCATCGCCTAAGAAGGCGAAGTATTTATATTCGCCCTTCTTTGCGATCGCACTGGCTGCCTTGTTTATTGGGTAAGCCATGCCCCGGGTTTCGTTCTCGATCGTCATGCACTTGTCTGCGCCTACTTCGTATTCGTAGGCATCGTGCTCTGGGTCGTTTGCGTCGATAACGAAGAGAATGTCTGAATGTGTGGAAAGTCGATCGTGCTCTGCCAATAGTTCGACTGCGTTGCGTGGGCGTCCTCTGGTTGGTACGAGGATAATCATTTCGTTCATTTGTCTGTCGCAATCTCGCCGGCGATGCTGGCGTATGCCGCTAAATCTACGAATGAGTCCAGGGTTTCTGTTTCCATCAATCGGGCGATCTTAACTAGCGCCATGCATATCGCCACTTGCTGTGGGGTTATTTCGTGCTCCAGATATGTCGTCCATAAGTCTGCGATTCGGCAGTGGTTGGTTCTTGGATCGCCGTAGATGTTCTGGCGGTCTTTGGCTGTGAGTCGAGCTGCTTCTTGAAGAATTTCCCCCCGATTCATCGACTACTTTGCTCCGCGTCCGAATTCGGTTGCTCTTGGATCGATGGCCTTTAAGAGTGGGCCAGCGACTGCTGCGATTCCTGCTGCAAGATATTCCTTGAGTGGGCGGTTCGGATCTGCCATATAAAGTGCTGCTACTGCTGCTGCTCCTGCTCGCAGGTAAGTCATTGCAATTGCTTCGAGCTGCTTCTTATCCATTTGCGATCTCCTTAAATTTAGGGCGTCCAAATCCTACGATAAAGACTGGAAGCGATGGGTTTACCTTGCCGCGATTCTTCTTCTTGAATGCTCGTATCTTCTGGCAAACTTCGCCGCCGTTGCGCTGGTCGCCCTTCTTGTCCGGGCTGGTGTTGCCTTCGATGCAGGTGACTGTGCCGTTGCCGTTATTCGTGATCACGATTCCAACGTGTGAAATGCGATCGAGCGCATCTCCTGGGAAATCAAAGAAGACGATATCGCCCGGCTGTGGATCTGCTGATTCTGCAAGTGTCCAGGCGTTCTTGTCCATGAATGCTGTTGCTCCTGCTGGCGTGTATGTGCAGTTTGGAATCTTGACGCCGGCTTGTTTTGCGCACCAGTTCACGAATGCTCCGCACCAGGGTTGGTTTGCCTTCTGGTATTTCGTTTGGTTATCTGCTGGCCCTTCGATGTAGCCGAGTTCTGCTTTGGCTACTTCTATAAACTTATCGAGTTGGTTCACTTGCTTCCCCTTCTTGCTGCTGCTTCGGTTTAGATTTTAGCCCATTGGCACTCAGTATTCCTGCAAGCGTGCCGGTCAGAAAGACGCACAATGTGGAAACTAGATCGATGAAGGCTGCATCGTTTGGAGCCTGTGCCATCGGCTGCGTAATGAAAAGCAAGGCGTATAAGAGGCTGAAAACGGATCCGGCGAATACGATCGCCAGAATAACGCCAATCGTTACGATCAGGCGTGCGTGAAGTTCTTCGGGCGTGAAACGCTTTCTAGCCATTCTGAGTATCCACTTCTGGGAGAAGGTCTTTCGTGCATTGGCCGATCGCTTCGCATCGCGGTGGCTGGCACTCTGGTTTGCTCCAGTTCTCATATTCCTGGCATGGATATCGAACCCATCCCTGGTATCCGCATCCGCTAAGGCTTACGACGATCGCTGTTGCTAAGGAGCAGGCTATAAACTTCATCGAGGCGCTTTTCCAATCGGTTCACTTGGTCTTTGACTGAGCTGCCCCCATTTGGTTTCAATTCTGCAAGGTAATGCTTGACGAGCCATCTGGTCATCGCGATAAAGGCTCCGCCGATCGTAAGAAGTGAAACGGTAAGCGCTGCGTAATCCTGGGCGGTCATTGGTTTACTTCCAGAATGTAAACGAGGGCGGTTCCGGTATTGGTTACGGCCCATACTTCTGTCGTCGCTGGCAGGTGCATCACGTCGTGGGTATTGTTATCGACTTTGACTCCGTTTGAAGTGCTAACGGTGTTATCTCCGCCGATCCAAATGTTGCCAGATTCGTTATGAAGGTGGACTTCTCGAAATATGTTGCCGGTCGCCACGATCTTTGTCGGGCTAGTCGTTACTGTGACTTGGGATGTGCGCACGTTTCTCTCCTGGTTTCTTCTGGATCCCCGATGCTTCTACTTCGTCGATCGCGTCGTCGATCGTCCGGGTTGGTTCCCGGGTGCAATCGCCTTCTTGATATCCCATTTAGGGAGCAAGATTCCATTCTTGGGCTTCTTCGTTCCATGTGTAAGGCTTGCCGTCTTCTGGCTTTGGGATAGGCGCTTGCCATTGACAAGTTGCTTCGTCTAGCACCCAAGAATCAAAAGGCTTCGGTGCAATAAATGCGTCGCGAGTTGAATCGTATGTGTAGCCGATTCCTGCATAATTCTTGCGTCTGGTTTTGTTGTAGCTGGTTTGCACCCATCTGCCACCGAGATGAGCAATGCAGAAATCGATCCCCTTTTGTTCGTTCTCTACGCCGTCTATCAACAATTCGTTATTGTGGACAACGATCGCATTGATCACAATATTATTCTCGTCTAATTCTACAAAGTGCGCCATTATATTGTTATGCTCCCAGTTCCAGTCCATTTGTAATACGTATATCCACCGGTAACGGTTCTAGTTGGTGATCCAGTTGTAGCCGTCGCTGTGTATGTTCCTGCTGTTCTAAAGATGACAAGACCGCCGGCTCCGTTTCCACCGGCTTGATCGTTTCCGCCGCCGCCGCCGCCCGAGCCTGTGTTTGCTGGAGATGCTGCTGCACCGTTGCCACCCGAAGCTCCTGCTCCGCCGCCACCGGCTCCCCCGGCTCCGCCGCCGTCAGACTGACTTCCTGCTCCGCCGCCACCTGCAACATATCCACCAGTGCCTGAACTTGTTGCTGAAAGCCAATCAGAAAGTGTTGTGCCTGTGATCGCATTTACGCCAGCGCCGCCAGCGCCTGGGCCACCCCCAGCGTCTGCTCCTGCTGCTCCGGCTCCGCCACCGCCGCCGCCTCTGCGCGGTGGATCACTGGTAGCGCCATTACCGCCTGCGTTTCCATAGAAAGAAGTTGCGCCTGTTCCTGTTTGGGTTGAAGAGCCACCTAAACCGCGACCGCCGCCTGTGTTACCAGAGCCGCCGCCACCTGAACCACCTGAAGCGCCATTGACTGTTGAAGAACCGCCACCGCCGCGACCGCCGCCAACGGCAGCAGTTAATGTGTGGAAAGATGAATTAGTGCCTGATGTTCCATTTGAATAAGCAGCACCACCTGAGCCGCCTGTTCCAACTGTCACATTTTTTAATCCAGTAGTCAAAAGGGTTTGATTGAAATAAATCAAACCACCTGCACCACCGCCACCAGCATCTGTTCCGGAACCGCCGCCGCCGCCTGCAATAATTAATACATCAGCAAGCAATCCGGCTTTTGAACCAGAGATACCTGAAGCAAGAATTCCTAGCATTGGCATTAGGCTAAGTCTCCAAACACTATCCAACTATTAGCAGCAAGTTTCTTGCAAGTTGCACCAGAATTAACTACACGAAGTTTTGGTGTTGCACTCGTAGCGCCTGTTGATATAACTGTTGTCGTTCCTGGAGTTACCGCACCGATAGTTGGCTGACCTGCACCGGTAATCCAGAACACGTTGATTTCTGTGCCAACTGCGAAATTGAATGTTGCATCTGTTGGAATATTGAATTGCTGAGTGGTGGCGTTGTTCATTGAGAACAGCTGCCCCTCATCGCCACTTGCAAATGTGTAACTGGCAGTCTTGGCTGTGTAGGTAGAAGAAATCTTAGGCGAGCTAATCACCGGGCTGGTAAGGGTCTTGTTTGTGAGCGTGTCTGTGGTGTCGCGTCCTACGATCGTGTCGGTCGAAGTTGGAAGCGTCAAAGTGCCGGTATTTGCAATCGTGGAAATGATCGGGGCTGTCAGCGTCTTATTGGTCAAAGTCTGGCTACCGGTCAAAGTAGCAACAGTCGAATCAATGGCAAGCGTTACGGATCCTGAAGTTCCACCACCGCTGAGTCCTGTTCCTGCTGTTACTCCGGTGATGTCTCCTGGATTACTAACATCCTGCCACGCTGCGCCGTCGTAATATTGCAACGTGTTTGTATCTGAAAGGTAGGAAAGCATGCCTTCTGCAATCACGCCGCTGAGTGCTGTAGTTCGAGCTGCTGAAGATGCGAAAACCATCACCGTCTGCTGCATCAGGTAAGTATTGACTTGTGCTGCCGTCAAAACATCGCCTGTTGCGAATAGTTTGTATCCTGCTCCTGCCATGATTTCTCCTTGTTAGTAACTGAGAACGCCTGCGACGCCCAGAATTCCTTGCGATTCACTGTCGAGAATAAACGCCTGAATAATCGGTTCGCTCGTCAGTATCTTAGTGGTGAATGTTGTCCTTGTTATGTCGTGTTGCAGTCCTTGTACGAATAATTCGCTGGTGATCGATGTTGATCCCGGCATACTCTTGGTCACGTTGACCAGATCAAATATCTCCAAATCAATGCCGGCAATATTTCGAGCCACTTGGCCATCGTCGACAAGGTTGAGCGTCATTGAATCAATGCGAAGCGTTGCGTTCTTACGTGATTGTAATATCATCGTTGCCTGGTCATGAGCTTCTGTATCTGTCTGCACCAGGATGCCTGTTCTGGCTCCTGAATGAATAAAGTAATTATCAATTGAAGTCTGGTCTGTGACGGTCTGGTTTGTTCCGTTCAGCCTTTGAACCGAGACGTCGTTCACGATCAAGGTGTCATCAAATGCCAGGTCAATCTGGGCATATCCGATTCCTGTTCCGTCATCGCTGAAAACTATAGGCGTTGAGTCTGCGTATTGGCTGACTGTGGTTCTTGAATAGAAGGTTGCGTTTCCTTCTGCATCCAGGAAGAAGCCACCGAATTCGCTATTTTCCACTGTCTGAATTGCTTCAAGGACGGTGCGATCTGCTGTTCCCGGATCCGCTTGCATGGTGCTGTCGCCGGCGTTGATGTCTCTTTGCGATAATGGCCAATCAACAACATCTAGAAGTTTGTTGATTCGCGTTCCGCTTAGTTGCCCTGCTCCGGTATCTGGCACTGTGCTAATCGCTGCGTTATTGAGAAGGCGGAAGCCGTCGACGCAATTGAGGATCACTCTGGAAACTTCATCGGCTCCAAGCGCGAAGGTGGTGTCGTAGCTGGTGATAAAGCCTGAAAATAAATAGTAGCGCTGGCCTTCGTAATCGGCCCAGATTCGAATCTTGCGCAAGGGTACGAGCTTGCCGTAATAGGGGCCTGCTGTATTGGCTGGGTTCCAGTCGCCGGTTTCGTCTTTGATCTCAACGACGGCCGTTCCTGCTTCGAATTTGTTCAGGATGCGGTTGCGTCCTCTTCGAATGGATGAGCGCAGAATGATGTCTGAAATGTCGACCGAGTCGTCTGCGTCTGCGAGCTGCCCTGTTCCTAGTTTGCCCTTGATTGGATCTCCAAGTGTAAAGGCGAAAGAAATAAATGCCGGGCCATTCACGAAGTCGATTGATGCTCCGAGCTGTGGAATGCCTGCCATTAGAGTTGGATCGCTGTCTTTGTGATCGCCTGGCCGTTATTTTGGCCCTGAAGAATGGCGTTGCGGATAGCGTTGACGAGGTCGCCTTCGCTGGTAACGCTGCCGTTTACAACGATGTTGACGGTTGATCCGCCCATCGATCCCATCCGGTTGAGTGGAATTACGGCCTCTGGGCCTGCTTCGCCAATCAGTGCGGCTGTGGGGCTGTTGACGATTCCGCCATCTGCCAGCATCGGCATGCGGTTGAGTTTGTTGATCAAGCCCTGGGTGGTGAAGTTTCCGCCGCCTGCCGATGGCACTGGCACTGGCACTGGCACTGGTGTCGTGGCCTTTGGAATCACTGGCCCGATAAAACCTGGTTCTCCTGGCTGTTTCGCGGTTGGAGACGGTGTTATGTATGGCGTAAATCCTGGCGGTAGTGGCGTTCCTGTTACTGGTGCTGGTGTTGCCGGCGCTGCGATCTTCGCTCCTGAAGCTGCAACATAGGCGTTAAGTGCGGTGAGCGCGGCTTTCCATGAATCTGCTGCCTGGTTGCCGGGTGTAGGCCAAAGATCGGAAGGGCTTACGCCGTCTGCGATTTTCTTTGCATAATCGGCGACTTCCTTATTTGTGAAGCCCCATTTAGCAGCAAGTTTATTGATCTCTTCATCTGAAAGTTTGCCGTCATTAAGTGCTGCGAAGAAGTCGAGATAAATCTGTGCCTGTGCCTTTGTGACGCCCCATTGCGCTGAGAGTGCGTCGACTTCCTTTGTCGAAATCTTTCCGTCGTTGACTGCGAAGATTGCGCTGGTGTATGCGACCACCGCTTCTTTGCTTATGCCCCACTTCTGCGATAGGACGATTACTTCTTCTGCTGAAATCTTCGAATCTGCAACAACGCCGAGCAGGTCGGTGTATCGCTTGATCGCATCGTTTGCCTTCACTTGCGCGTCAAGGTTTGCAAGGATGGCCTTGACTCGCTCTGCTTCCTGGATGTTCGCTTGCTTTACAAGGTTGAGGCGTGCTGCTTCAAGTTGGATCGGATCTGTTTCGTTTGTTGGTTTGATTTTGAATTTTGCCAGCGCTGCAAGCGCCTTCTGTGTCTGAATAAGTTTGAGGTCTGCTGCTGTGAGCGCCTTTGTATTCTTTCCTGCTGTTCCAAGATTGACGTTGAGTCCTTTAAGGCTATTGAGAAAGCCATCAGTCGTTCCGTTTAATCCGTCGAATGAGAATTCTAATTCTTCGCCTGTTGATTCAAGTTTGCTCATCTCATTATTAGCAGTTTTTGTTACAAGATAAAGGCCGCCGAGTGTAGCTGTGAATGCGGCAACGCCTGCGACGGCTGCTGCGACTGAAATTCCGCCGGTGGCTGCTGCCTGTGCTGCTGCTGCTCCAAGTGCTGCAGCTCGGATTGCTTGGTAAGCCTTCACCAGTCCTTGTATCGCTGTAACGAATGCGATCACTTTGCCTGCTACGAATGTTGCTGCAAATATCGCGCCAAGTGTTATGAAGACTTCCTTATGCTTTGCTACAAATGCAAAGACTTTGAAGATTGCAAATCCAAAGCCGACGATGGCTTTAATTGCCTGGGTCATAACGGCGACGAGTTTATTTCCGTTTTCGTTTAGAAATGTCTGTATTGCCGGGATGACTTTAGTGATCATCACTGTGAATAATTCTTCAAGCACCGGCATCAGTGCTGTGCCTAGTGTTTCTTTGGCTTCGTCAAATGCAATGCCGAGGCGCTTCATTCTAAATTCGAACGTGTTTGCTCTCGTTGCTGCTGCTCCACCGAATTGCTTCTGAAGAATTCCGAGAACGGCTGCAAAGTCTTTCGTCTTTCTTACGTTTGCATCGATCGGTACGCCGAGTTTGGTTAATGCTCCGAAGTTGCCCTGGGTTGCTTTCGTGATCGCAGATACTGCTGCCGTCAGATCGATGCCTGAGCCTGCTGAAAGGTCGAGTGCTACTCCTAGTAATCCTTGCGCTTGCGTAATGTCGCCAGTGACGCCTGCTAATTTGGCAAGGGCTGGCCTTAAGTCGTCATCAACGACTCCAAATGCTCGCTGAGTTTGATCAATATATGATTCGGTTGCTGCGATCGCTGCGTCTGTCGCGCCTGTGGTGTTCTTGAGTGAATTGGCAAGCAGCGCCTGGGATTTTTCATCTGCGATCGCAGCCTTGACTGAATCCACGCCGATCTTGACGGCGAATGCTGCGCTCGCTGCAGCTGCTAATCCGAAGGCCTTTCCTACCTTGCCTGCAAATTTGTCGAAATTCTTGCCGAGCTTGTTGATATCTCTGGCTGCTGCCTTGCTGCCCTTATCTGAATATTGGGTAATAATCCGGGCGGTTACTGCGCCTATTGCCATGCTCGGTTATCCCTTCTGTTTCTCTAGATTGGCTTGCAGGGTCTTCTCTGCGTCGTCCATTGCGGCTCTAATATTGCGATAAATCCGGGGGCGATCGCGATCAATGACGGCCCATATTCCGCGACTGGCTTTGCGGAAGCGGTCATTCAATACGCCGATCATCTGGCGTCCGGTTCCTTGCCCTGGTGTCCTGCGTCCTGCGACTTCGAAGATAACGCCCGAGGCGGTCTTGTTTAGGAGCGCGCCTGCGCTGGTGGTGTAATCGGCTCTCACGCGGCCTTCAGAACGGGTTTTCACGATGCCCTGGCGGATCGCCTGTGGATCCCATGCCGGCCAGCCTTCGCCACCTCTGGTGCTCTTGCGTGGGTTCTTTGCCGCCGTCGTTCTCCAGCCACTCATGGGCGGCTTTGTGTCTATCTGGTCTTTGGCTGCATTTTCGGCCAGGCGCAGCTCGTCGTTGACGACTTTGTTCAGCCGACGAGCTGCGTCCTTGTCGAATTGTTTCAAGGCGGCGGTGGTTTCTTTGATGCCGCTAATTACAACGACTTCATTGGCCATGTTTGTTTGCCGCCTTTGCCTTCTCCTTAAGATAAATCACGATCGCTTCAAGGATGCCGTCTGGTGCATCCATTAATGAAATCGGATCTATTCCTGTTTCCACAGAAACTGCTGCTATTGAATAGGTCAGGCTATCTCTGTGGATTCTGAATTTGGGTCTGTGTCTAGTTGCACTCCTTC